CTCATCCTTAAGAGCAGATCCGAACATAGGATTAACGCATTTACCCTGAGCCCAAAGCTCAACAGCTTCATCATAAGCCGCCATCCATTCAGGAGAAAATTCACGAGGACAAGAAATACCATCATAATCCTCAGGATTCAAGTCATTCATGAAGTTAGACTTAGGCCCTCCAATAGGATAACCGATAGAAGTTGAACCCTTCATAGAATCAATGAAACGCTTTCCATCAATACCAGAAACAACCTCAATAACTTCAAGAGGACGAACTTCATCCTTCCAGGCAGGAAGAGACTCAAACTTTTCCTTAAGATCAATGAGATAGTCATCAACAGCACGATTCACATCAGATCCAGCGAAACCAATTGAAGGATTGCTAGAAAACTTCAGAGATTCATACCAAGGACGCCAGTTTTGATTATCAATGCTACCATCAGCACGCTCAATAGGCAAGTCAAACTTAGGAGGCCCCCAGCGATTAGCAACACCAGTCACTTCCTCAACAACAGAGGAAATAGGAGTATCAATCACTGAAGACTTAAAAGTTGAACGACCAGTAACATTACCATAGGCAAGGACTGCAGAATCCTCAGGAATATAATTAAGAGGAGACTTACGATGCAGTTCACCACCAAGAGCATACTTTTTGCCCAAAAACTCATCACTGAGTTCCTGAGACTGAGGAGCATCAATATGATAACAACTCAAACGACGAGTAGAATCAAGAGCAGAGATAACCTGACCCCTGCACAAGGCCATAGCACAGGCCTTAGGAGAATCAGGAATTCCACCAAGATGCACACCCAGAATATGCTTGCAGCCAGATTTAGAAAATAAAGCTGCCATGCACAAACCAGAAAAAGTATTAGAGCTCAAGTGATAATAACTTCCACGAAAAGTTGAAGCGCCATTGAAAACCTTAGGCTCCGCATTCCACATAACATCATCATACAACATAGAACCATCCTCACGAGTATACACAAAACCAGCAGGAACAGGACGCATTTCATAATCATCAGCAAAATAGTCAACAAGAGACTTAGAATCAGGAGAATTAGCAACATAAAACATAGCCAAATCACCATCAGGCAGATGATAGGCAACCTTAGGATCAAGCACAAACTTCACAGTATAACCTCCACGCTGAATAGAAGCATGACAAGGCTTAGAAGGAAGCATATGCTTAGGCATAAGATAATACCCAGTAGAAATGCAAAGAACATCACTGAAACGATTAGCATGACCCAAATCAATAGACATAAACCACTGATTTTTAAAGAGACGATTAATCATTTCCTGATCCTGACCAACCTGCTTATGAATACCAGGATCAACAGCAGGAGCAGAGGACCAAGGATTGACCTGAGCATCACGAGCCTTAATATCAGAAACAGACTTAGGATCAAGAAGGCCCTGCACATTGATAGATGAACGAAGAGCTTTGACAGTTTGCACAACTCCCCAGATAATTCCAAATCCAGCGATAGCACCACAAACATAGTTCAGATGCTTTTCACGAATAGACTTGAAAAGAGAAGGCATAACGTCACGCTCATCACGCAAACGATTATAATAAGCAGACTTAGCTTGCTCAACGATAGTTGCATAAGTCCACACATACCAAATAGAGGCACAGCAGACGAAAACAAATGCAAGAGAGAAGCTAAGATAAGATAAAACCAAGGAAAGGAAGACAGTACAAAGCATGAAGTTAAGAGAGTAACGCTTAACATCAGCCTTAATAATATCAGTTCCACACCAAAGGAGATATCCCTTAACATAATCATTATCAATGACAGCATCAGGCAGATAATTAGTCCAAGAGGCAAAAGGAGACGATTCAAACCAACGAACACCCTGAAGAAGCTTTTCAACAGCAATATCCTCAGCGCGAGTAGAGACATCAAAGATAGTCCTATTCAACGAATTAGAAAATTGACTGCCAACAGACTTCAAATGATGAGCGAGGCGGAAACCAAACTGAGGCTCACACTCCTCCTCCTCATGAGAACA